ATATTTATATGTAAAATATTATTATGTCAAAAGTTATAAGACTTACAGAATCAGATTTAACAAGGATTGTTAAACGGGTTATATCGGAGATGTCCGACCCAAAACAACTTACTGATAATGATAATGATATTTTGGCATCAATCGGATATCTATATAGCCACGGCACAGAAATGAATGTTATTAATGATACCATGAAAAATAATGAGTTTAGAAATCTATTATTAAAACATCTACTTAATTTACGAAACAAAGTTCAATCTGATTACAATAAATTACCCAATGAGTCCAAAGCATTATTAAATACTATTTTAAAATCTCTAAACGAATTACCCAATAAAAATAAATATATTACCATGGGTAAAAACCTAAATTATCAAGAAATTTAATACGGAAACACATGAAAATAGTTTTAACTGAAAAGCAAATATCATCCTTGGTTTCCAAATTGAATGAAAGCAATAGAGACGATAGATTAACAGATTTCGCAGAAAGAATTTATGATATAGTCAAACACAGACCCTTTCAAAATAAAAAAGACGCTATTAAGGACATTGTTAGAATTTTAAATAGAATATAATTATTTAGAAAAATGAAAGACGGTGTTGTGCTATCTGGTTTAAAAATTAAGTATAAAAACATGAAATATAAAATTGGTGATGTTTATTTTTTACCAGGAAATACCGAATTTTATGTTCAATTAATGAAAGATGGTGAAAATTTAAATGTCCCACTAAAAGACATCACATCTTCAGTTTTATTAACAAAAAAAACACTTTGATTATTATTTATCATTATGAATATTAAAGTTAAGAATGAAAAATTAAAATCAATAATTCAAAATCTAATTGATTCATCACTGAATATGGTTAGGGAAGAATCCGAAGACTGGGGGTTAGGTGAAATGGATGAGTTGGATGAAGTAAACTCTGTTAATAAAATTGTAATTGACCGAATCACTACTGTTGACAAAATTAAGGTTTATATTGATATCTATAACAACTCTTATAGGTGGGACTTTGATAATATTAGAGCTGAAATACAATATAGAATTGGAGGGTGGATGCCAAATGTTGAGTTATACATTAACGAAATAATAGATGATACCAACTTTAACCCAACATTTGAACACTAAACCATTTACATATTTAAGTGGAGAATTATATTTAAAATTATGAATGAATCACAAAAAGCAGAACTTTATGGTCAGTTATTGAATGAACATACTAGACTACACAATAAAATTAATGAAATCAAAGGTCAAAGTATTGAGCTAAATAAGTCTCAGATGGATGAAATTAAAAGGTTTGAAATGAGGCAATACCAAATTATGAGACATATCAATGAAATGATGTCAAGATAACCGTAGTAAATCTTTACTCTACAAGATTTTTGGGTTATTAAGATATTTATTTTATATGAATATAATCACCACGGTTAGACAATATGATAGGGTTTGTCTAAAAAATAATGTTTGGATGAATTAATAAATTTCCAAAAAACAATATATTTATCGATTGGGAATCTATTGTTCATACAAATATATAATAAATTATGTCATCAAGGGAAAGTTATAGAGATAAAATTACTGAAGACCAAAGAAAAGGGTTAGAGTTAACTGTAAATGCCGCCAAAAAAACATATCCGTTTTTATTGGGTTGGGAATTAACATCAGATTATGATAACTTTATGGCGTCACTATATCTTGATTTTTTTGTTGATTTTTTTAAAATTGCGGAAATTTTAAATTTGGAGGTAGAGGAATATTATGTAAAATATCCAGACAGGATATCTTCTTCGACTATAACTCCTTTTTTTAAAAATAACCAAGAAACTAGAGAAATTGTAAGTTTATACGAAAAAGACTTTATTGGAAAGTTAAATGACTTATATAGTTTTTTACCAAAAAAATACAAAATGTTTTGGTATGTAAAAGTTAATGACAAATTCCATGAGACTGTTGTTTCACTTAAACCTAATAATTTTATAAATATTTCCGAAAAAAAATAAAAGGATAACCTTTTATTTTTTCTTGGTTTTTACAATCTCATCAATTATTCCGTATTTTAATGCCTCATCAGCGCTTAACCACAAATCACGACTGGCGTCTTTCATAACTTGTTTTGTTGATTTACCACAATAACCCCCCAATAAATCAAACAAAAGTTGATTAACTTTTTTCCACTCAACCATGTCGATTTCAGCGTCCAGAATATTTCCTCTAAAACCACCTGATGATTGGTGCAACATGGTTCTTGAAAATCTTAATGAAGAACGCTTACCTTTTGTTCCCGCACCTAATAAAATCGAACCCATAGATGCCGCAATACCTGTATTTACGGTTCTAATATCACATTTGATATAGTCCATCACATCAACCATACTTAAACCTGATTTAACGGAACCTCCAGGACTATCAATGTGCATTGTTATGTCCGTATTATCCACAGAATCCAAATACATTAATTGAGCTTGTACAACGGTTGACATTCTATCATCAACAACACCTGCCACCCACAACACTCGGTCTCTCATTAATCTAGAGAAAATATCAATTTGAGTTGCCCTCATTTCTCTTTCTTCCAAAATGTAAGGTGTCATAGAACTTTCAATCTGTTGACCATAATACTGTAGGTTCATTGATGACAAATTATGTTCACTCTGTGCGTACTTTTTAAAATCTTTACTAAAATCCATATTATTTAATTTTTTATAATAATAAGTGTTATTTAAGATAAATTCAAATAAAAAAAGTCGGAAATTCCGACTTTTCTTTAAAATTAGAGATTATATACACCTCTATATTTATCGCCCAACAAATTAAGGGCTTTTGTAACCGCCAAATCCTTTGTTTTCAACCCCCTCTCAACCATTTTTTTAGCGTGATACACTAAATAGTCGGTTGAACCTACCACTTCTTTACCTTTTGAGTCTTTTTTCATTGAATCTTTCGCGTAAACATCATAAAAACCTACTTTACAAATGTAACGACCTTTTGTTCCTGATTTTGTAGCCATTTTCTTTTAATTATTATTATTTGATTTTAATTACACCACAAAGTTAAATCATTTTTTTGAAAATAACAACAATTATGTTGATATTTTAAATCCGCTTAATTATTTTTATTTGTGAGACGTGAAATTTTTGAAAAAATATTAAAAAAACGATATCCTGAACAAAGGGTTCAAATTATTAGTTATCAAATTTTGGAAAAAAATAAATATGAGAATAATGAATGGGTTTTGGACACACCTGCGGTTTTTGTCGAAATTAGATGGGATAAATATAACCCTGAATTTAACGAATTACCCAAATTTTTATTTGATTTCACCGGATATGAGTTCTCAATTAGTTGACTCTAAAAAAAATATTTTTTATATTCGTGGATATAATTAGAAAGTTATGAATAAAGAAGAATTAATTGGCAAAAAATTCAATTTAGATTTAGGGTCATCGGCACCTGTATCAATGATTGTTAAAGATGTAACAAAAGATAAGGTGATTGTTGAGTACTTAGATTCTACGCCTGGTAGGACAGAAGAATTCACTATATCCGAATTTGAATATTTTGCAATGATTAAATTAGAAAGTTATGAATATAGATAACAAATACATTATCGATGGTATCAACATTGTTAAAACAAAAGAAGGGTATAGAGTGTTTACTATATGAGTATGAAAACGAAACTCATCGATACTATCCAGACATTTATATCAAATCAGAAAACAGAGTAGTTGAGGTGAAGTCAACTTACACCTTTAATAAGGAAAAAGAAAAAAACCTTTTAAAAAGAGAATCGGTTTTAAATAAAAACATTAATTTTAATTTTATTATATTATGAAAAATGGATTAGACGAACAATATATAGACCTTTTAAAGGATATATTGGAAAACGGAGTGAAGAAAAATACTCGCAATGGTGAGGTTTTAAGTGTATTTGGTCGTACTATCAGATATAAGTTTAAAGATGGTAAATTTCCATTGCTAACCACAAAGAAGATGTACTTCAAAGGTATAGTAACTGAGTTGTTATGGTTCTTAAGAGGTGATACAAATATTAAGTATTTGGTTGATAATAATTGTCATATTTGGGATGGTGATGCTTATAAGAGATATGTAAAATATTGGGAACCTAATATTGAATACATTGATAATAAACCTATCTTAACACAAGAAGAATTTATCAACAAAATCAAAACAGATGATGAGTTTGCTAAGAAGTGGGGTGAGCTCGGGCCCGTGTATGGTAAGCAATGGCGAAACTGGAGCAGACCGACCATTCAATTAGGAAAACTAATACCTCAACATTTTGACCAAATCGCAAACCTAATCAACGACCTTAAAACAAACCCAGACTCAAGACGATTAGTGGTTTCAGCTTGGAATGTTGGAGAATTGGACCAATGCGTGCTTCCTCCTTGTCATTATGGATTTCAAGTTTATACAAGAGAGTTGAGTCATAAAGAAAGATGTGATTTGTTTGGACATAATGATAGTATAGATAGAGATTATTCATACTCTAAATGGTTAGATGACAACGGATTTCCTAAACGAGCAATCTCTTTAATGTGGAATCAACGTTCAGTAGATACATTTTTAGGTTTACCATTCAATATTGCATCTTATGGATTATTATTAGAAATAATTGCTAAAGCAGTTAATATGGTTCCTGATGAATTGATTGGAAACTTAGGAGATACTCATTTATATTCAAATCATATTGAGCAAGCAAAAGAGCAGATTGGTAGAGAGTTAACTGACGAAGAAAGATATAATATTTGGTTTACTAACAATTATGAAACTGGTATGGAAAATTATTTTGACCCAAATAATTTACCTGACTTTGATAATGAATATTATACACCAACACCAAAAAGAACAAGAGAGCCATATCCACTTCCTAATTTGAAACATATGAAAACTGATGTGTTTTATGAATCATTGAGTAAGGATATAAGTTTACTAACACATTTAGACATAAATGATTTTGTTATTGAACACTATCAATCACACCCAACAATTAAAGCAAAACTCTCCAACTAAAACCAACAATTATCAAATTAAAAAAAACTTAAATGGAGAATACAAAATTTAAAATCGGAGATACGGCTTATAAACCAAAAGGATATAGATTTCCTTGTACCATTGTGTCAGTATTTAAAACTACTAAAGGTGATGTCAGGGTCGTTGCCGAAATGGAAGAATATGGGTTATTACATATTTTTAATGAGGGCCAATTAGTGAAACACGAAATACCATTAGACCCATGGCCAGGAATTGGTGGTTGTTAATTTAATTTTATGAAAAAAAAACATTACAAATATTATAAAATAGTTAAAGAATGGAGGGCCGCATCACCGATTGAGGTGTGGGAAGGAATTAGAGATAATTTCACTTTCGGATTTTTAAGTGCGATTCTTGTGGTCTTCATCTCAACTAGAACTGATGTTGCGGTTTTAATTGGGTATTTAATTTACTATTTTTTTATGGGTAGAATAGTTAATAGACCAAAATATGTTACAGACTTTGGTAAATTAATAGTTTTCCCAATACCATCTGCATTAGGAGCCTTCATAGGATATAAATTAAGTTATATTTTACTTCAATTATTGTAATAATGTTTATACACATAATACCGGAAGAATTAGAGGGGGATTTTGTTAATCCTTGGAAACTAAATTTAATTAAAGACCCCCATATTGATTATCAAACAAATACGATAAATGGTAAATATAACAATGAAGATGTTATTATATTTAAATTTAATAATTATGGGTTTATTAATGACAACCGATATAATACTTATAAGTTGTCATCAGGGGAAGCGGGTATAACGCTACAAATATTAATATCTTAAGCAATATCCTGCGGTTTTGGTGTAGCACCTGATTCATAACCTTTTAATACTTTAATCGCTAATTCACCTGTACCCCACGGAGAATTTTTAAGTGCCATACCAACATCAATTGCGCTATCACCTTTTTTCAGTGCGTTCAAAATGCCTTGATATCTACCGTTTTTTAATGTTTGAATAGTCGCGTCAACACCGTCTTGTTCTGTTTGATAGTTTCTAACACCTGAAACACACCCGTTATTTCTTTGTTTTAGACAGTTATAAAATGTTGAATTTGGTTTTGGTTGTGTCGTATTAAATGGGTTGTTTTTTGCTTTACCACCTTCAGCTTGCCTCCAAGCGTATAAAAATTTCATATTCTCAGGAGTGACGGGGGCGTCAACACCATCTAAAATTTTTTTATAAAAATCATCGTCAGATGTTGTTTTTGTTAATGGTGTTTTTGATAAATTATCTAAATCAGGTTTATCATTATCACCATTTTTAGATAACTCCAACGCTTTTTTAAGTAAGTCTAATAAAATTGGATTAGAAACTTCCTGTTCATTTAATCCATACAAATTTTGTATATGAATTTTTTCAGATTCTTCTATAATTAATTTTTTATACATAATCACTTTTAAAATAAATATCTTATTTATTATTTAAATCAACTATATTTATCATATATGAAAGTAATTGTGAAACATATCAATTCAGGTATACCAACTAAAGAACATAAGTTTTTTAACAACTTTATAAAGTTCTTACAGAAAGAGGTTCCGTTAAAAAAAGATATCACAGTTTTATTTTTAGGTAAAAAAACTGAAGGAATGTCTACAGGTAGTAGAAACAAACATGGTGTTTTAAAAATTTTAAGTAAAAATAGGATGAATCGTGACATTTGCAGGACTTTAGTACACGAATGGATACATGAGTATCAAATGAAGGTTTTAAACCGAAATAATGGTCCCGATATTGGTGGTAAGAATGAAAATGAGGCTAACTCCAAAGCCGGCTCACTAATTAAAACTTTTGAAAAAGAAAATCCTGGTAAAGAACCAAAAATGTACGAATAATTTTTAAGGTTTGACCCAATTTTTTTGATAATTTTTATTTGTTGAACAAAATTGTGCATATCCGTTAATAATCGGTCTACCTGTATTATAATATCCGCACACTAAAGACCAATCACCATATTTGTTATGTAATCTTTTCAATAATTTCATACTTGTCTCAATATTTAACCTTAAATCGGTTCTAAGGGTATTAATATTGATATGTTTCTTGTGAATACCATTGGCGGTTGATGGCATTATTTGCATAGGCCCTTCAGCGCCCGCAAATGAGGTTAAATATGGGTTATAATTCTTATCAAAAGGACCTTCATATCTGGTCTCCAAAAACGCAATATTGTATGCAATATATTTTGGAATATTATATTCACCACATAATTCTTCAATTATTTCGTACATATTTAATGAGACGGGTAATGACGATTCACTACCCACCCCACCAATATATGTATGATTATTTTTAACATGTTCTTTTTTATTATAATAACCAACAATAATGATTGTTGAAACTGTTAAGATTGAGAATAAAAATATGTTTTTAATTTTCATAAAATAAGTTGTTGTGATATTATCAGGGTTGATTTTCGGTCATCCCCTCAATTTCATTTAATTTATTTTTTATTTCATCAATTGCGAAGAAAACACCATCATCAGAAAATACTTTGTATAAGTAACTTTTCTTATTTTTTATTAAAGAGTTAAATGCTCTATTTACCTCAACTAACGTATGATAGGTAATTTCAACTTTGTCCGTGAATTTCATAATTATTTTTCTGAACTACCCTGACTCAAAACTTTATTTGCATAAATGGTAAAAATACTCTTACCTATTGAATCTTGATATACCGTATAGTCACCCGTTGATTTTTCAATAATTATTAAATTATTGTTTTCATCCACAGCAATAACAATGTCCCGCTTAAATACATTTGAAATTTCTCTAATTTTTGGGGTTGTATTAATTTTTTGGTAATAACTCCCAATTAAGAACGAAGATGCCGCCAACAATAAAATAATACCATAAATTAATAAGGATTTTAAAATTGGGGTTATTTTTTTAATAACATTATTTAACATATTCATATTTTTTTTTAATTAACACTTACAATTTCAATATCAAAAACAAGATTTTTACCCGCTAAAGGATGGTTGGCATCAATAACCACGGTTTCTTCATTAATTTGAACCACTTTAACATTTATCGGCCCCATAGGACTCATACCCTGCAACATCTCACCAACTTTAACATTCTCAGGTACGCTTGTCTTTGGAATTTCATTAATCATTTCTTTTTGATATTCACCATACCCTTCAGATGGGTTAATTTCTAAGGTTTTTTTATCGCCTTCGGATAAACCAATCAAACCATTTTCAAACCCTTTAATCAACATATTGGAACCCAATACAACCTCCAAAGGTGTTCGTCCCTCAGTTAATGATGAATCAAACACTGTTCCATCGTCTAATTTTCCTGTGTAGTGTACTTTTACAGTATCACCGTTTTTAATTTGTTTCATAATATATTTTTTTACAAAGTTAGGTTTTATTTTTCAAATAATCAACAAATATTTAAATATTATTAAATTAACGTGATATTTATACTAATATCATCTAAACTTATTATGACAAACGAATCTTTAATTGAAGAACTTTATTGGGAAGCTTATAACTGTGGTGTTTTTAACGAATTTCATAACGATATTAGTGAAAAAATAAAGAATTCATATAATGTTGACAATATTATTATTGTTGAGGATGTTCATCGTGAATACATTAAAAGAGGATTTATTTCAGAATCATGTAATATCAATAGAGCATATCACTGAGATTTTTTCATCCAAACCTATAAATCTCCAAGAATCTTTAACGAGTAAAACCAAACCATCGGGATAAACATCTTTGGATAATTCAATATCTGAAACTAAAACTTTACAGTCAATAACGAAACTTAAGTTGTTCGTGCAGTACCTACAATAATTAACAATTACACGACTACCACCACCAAACAATAATTCTAAATCTGGTTTATAAAGTTTATTTATCAATAGTTCTATCGCACGTCTCATCTGAATAAATATAATTAATTTAAAACATTATTCAACATATTGACTTATTAATCCATTTAATATATAATTATGAAAAAAAAATATGTATCTAAATATTATTCTTACCTTTTTAGTCTTAATTCTTATATTAATCTCATGTGGTGTCTATTTTTGGTGGAGAAATTATGGTAAAAAATTATTTGAACTAATGGACAACATGAAAAATATTACGAACAATAAAATGAATCCGAATATGTTTAAAAACATGGGCGATTTACTCTCAAATCAAGACGAGTTATTTAAATCTTTGAATAATATGTTTTCTAAACGGAAAAAATAAAAATTTAATATTTATTAAACTATCACTCTCATCACGAGAGCCTTTATATATACAAAAAAAGGGGGTTTTTAACCTCCTTTTTTTTTATTTAAAAAATTTGATATTTATTTAATATTATAAACCAAAAATTTTAAATAAAATGGCTAAAGGTAAATCAACAACAAGTAATTCGATGAAACAATCTTTCGGAAAAAGAAGTGTTGGTAATTTTAAAAAGAAATTCGGACCTAAAGAAGAAAAACCAAAAAAATACAAAGGTCAGGGTAGATAAACAAAATTTATAATATTTATAGATATGGCAAATAAAATAACTATTAAAAATTATTGGAAACCAACTCCAAAAAAATGGAGAAGATTAGGTGACTCATTGTTAGCGGTGGCGACAGTATTATCGATTGGTGGTATATGGCAATTTGATAATTTAAAAGATATTTTTACTCAAACAGAACTTAAAGGATTGATAATTGCGTCAATAGTTTTAGGTGTTGTTGGTAAATTTATGACCAACTTTTTTAAGGAGACTGAAAATACCGAAGAATAAAAAAACCCCCAGATATCTGGAGGTTTTTTTATGTAAGGAACTTTACAATCTTTTCTTTGATGCCCGATTGTTTGATTCCTTGATTACGTAATGGGGTTAACACAAAATTATCTAAACCCCATTCATGTTCAAACTCCATACTATAGTATAATCCTGTCTTACCCATATTCAAATCATCTACCGCAACCCAATGTGTAATTTCAGGGTGGTCCTGAAGATATTGTTTAATTTCGATAGACCTAGTTTGTTCCAAGTCCCACTGACGTGACCAAGGGAATGTGTCGTTATCGTAGTTAGTGCATTGACTTAAACTTGGTGTGAAATCAATTGGTTTTTTGATGATACCTTGTGATAGGTAATATTCGCCCATTTCCTCAACATTCGCCCATCTTTTCCAATCAGAAGAAACTACAATTTCAGCCTCTGTTTCCTCAAGGATTGAGTTAAGTACATTAATAGCTTTTTTATTAAAGTTATCAAATCTACAATCAACAGGTAAACCGTAATGTGGTGAACCTAATTTACGTAGAACACCCGTTTCATCTCTAAGCTTTTTTTCTTTTTTAAATCGACCTCCCCACTCTGTGGATAGACAGATTACACCATCGTGGTCTAAAAATAGTACTTTCATAATGCAAATATAATAAAAATCCCCGACATTTCAATCGGGGTTCAAATTATTTACTTAATTTCTTCAAATTCAACATCTGAAGCGTCAAACCCCCCTTCATCGGTTTCTTGAGTTTGAGGATAAAGGTCTTGAGTTATCTTTTGAAATTTTGAATTAACCTCCTCAATCAACACCTTAACCTCAGAAACATTTTTTTGATTGTGAGCTTCACGAAGTTTGTCTATTGTTGTGGTAATTTCATTTTTTTGTTCTTCAGTTATTTTATCACCCAAATCACCCATTGATTTATTAACTTGGAAAATTAATGAATCGGCAGAATTTAAAGTGTCCGCATCTTCTTTTAATTTTTTGTCAGATTCGGCATTTTGTTCAGCCTCAATTTTCATTTTCTCAATTTCTTCCTTTGATAATCCTGAAGATGATTCAATTCTAATTGATTGTTGTTTTTTAGTTGCCTTATCAACTGCGGATACATTAATAATACCGTTTGCGTCAATATCGAAAGTCACTTCAATTTGAGGAACCCCTCTCATTGATGGTGGTAATCCATCAAGATGAAAACGACCGATAGTTCTGTTATCCTTAACCATGGCTCTTTCACCTTGAAGTACATGAATTTCAACGGAAGGTTGATTATCAACAGCGGTTGAGAATGTTTCAGACCTTTTGGCGGGAATTGTTGTATTAGATTCAATCAGTTTTGTAAAAATACCACCCATGGTTTCAATACCCAATGAAAGTGGTGTTACGTCTAATAACAACACATCTTTCACATCACCAGCCAACACACCTCCTTGAATAGCTGCTCCTAACGCAACTACTTCATCCGGATTAACACCTTTTGATGGTTCTTTACCAAAGAACTTTTTAACCGCTTCCTGAATTGCAGGTATTCTAGTTGAACCTCCAACCAAAATAACTTCATCAATATCTGATGGTTTTAGATTCGCATTTTTTAATGCCGATTTACAAGGGTCAATTGTTCTTTTAATTAAATCAGAAGCAAGTTGTTCAAACTTAGCTCTCGATAAAGTTTTAACCAAGTGTTTTGGTCCGGTAGCGTCAGCACTTAAATAAGGTAAGTTGATTTCTGTCTGAGGAGATGAAGATAATTCAACTTTCGCTTTCTCAGCACCTTCTCTTAACCTTTGTAATGCCATAGCGTCTTTTGAGATGTCTATACCGCCATTATCATTCTTAAATTCTTCAATCAAGTAATCAATAATGACTCTGTCAAAGTCGTCCCCTCCTAAGTGAGTGTCTCCATCGGTAGATAATACCTCAAATACTCCACCACCTAAGTCAAGAATAGACACGTCGTGAGTTCCACCTCCGCAGTCAAACACAACAATTTTACTATCCCCCTTTTTATCAAGTCCATACGCAAGAGCAGCCGCGGTTGGTTCCGAAATTATCCTTAACACATTTAATCCGGCGATTTGTCCCGCTTCAATAGTTGCCTGACGTTGGGCATCGTTAAAATAAGCTGGTACGGTGATAACCGCATCTGTAATTGTTTCACCAACATAATCTTCCGCAGTTTGTTTCATCTTTTGTAAGATAATTGCGGATAATTCTTGTGGTGAGTATTGTCTATCATCAATTTGAACTCTTGGTTGAGACCCTTCATTAATTACTGAGTAAGGAACATTTTTAAGTTCTTTTTTACTCTCATCATAGGTAAGTCCCATAAATCGTTTAATTGAGTGGATAGTTTTTGTTGGATTGGTAACCGCTTGTCTTTTTGCTGGGTCACCAACTTTTCTTTCACCGCCTTCTAAAAAAGCAATGATTGATGGTGTTATTCTTTTACCTTCAGAATTGGCAATAATTATTGGGTCTCCACCCTCCATAATTGAACAACAAGAATTTGTGGTTCCTAAATCCACACCTAAAATTTTTCCCATAGTTTAAGTTTGTATGTTTATTTTTAATGTGTCTAACACAAAACTCATTTTATCAAAATCGTGCCAAAATAATTAATCCGACACAATAACATACTTTACTGACAAATTGTCATATTCTCAAAAAATTTAATCCAATTTTCACGATTAAAATTTGTTTTTGGGTGACAATTATAACATAAAGAAATTAAATTACATAAATCAATATTATCTTTATTATAATCAATATGGTGTATTGCCAATTTTTGAGTTTCTTTATTACATATCATACACTTATGATTATCTCTTTTTTTAATACTTTCTTTTAATTGTTTATTAAATCCAAATGGGTATGGAAAAGTGGATGACCCACCATTCCAATTTGGGTGATTTTCACCTTTTGGTGTATTTTGATTTTGTTTTAAAAATTGTTCTTCATTATAAGCTCTTTTATTTTTTTTACTCTCAGAGGTTTTAATCTTAAATTCTTCAGTATGATTTTTATTGAAAAATGGGTTTTTTTCACCAATTAACGGATTTTTTTGTCTGTATTTGGATAGAGAATTTGATATTTTTTTTGCGGTTTCCGGATTAGTTGATGGGTTATTTTCAGATAATCGGGCGGATTGTTTTATCCTTCTTTGTTTTGCAACATCTTCGCCCATAATGTTTTCCCAACTTTTACCAATGTTAGATTTATTCATTTCAACTAACCGTTTTTTGTTATCCACAGAATAACAAGTATTAGAACAATATTTTCTTTTATCGTCTATTTCAATATTACATATTTTACAATTTTTCATAATAAGTCATTTCCAATAAATATATAATGTTTTTAATAAATCCTAAATCAATCCCTATTATTTTTATATAAAAAGTTGTGGAATTAAAATAAAATATTATCTTTGCATTGTGAAATTATTTTTAGACGATAACCGAAAACCTTACGATGTATTTAGAAACACTATTGACCCAATTTATGAAAATAATAATGAATGGGTTATAGTTAAAAATTATGAAGAATTTGTGGACACAATCTTAGAATCAGGATTACCTGAAATAATTTCGTTTGACCACGATTTATCTCAAAATCATTATCTACCGGAAAATCAAAATAATATCAATTATGATAATATAGAAGATAGAACCGGATATGACGCTGCGTTGTGGTTAATTGGTTATTGTAGAATAAATAATTTTGAATTACCAAAGTTTAAGGTTCACTCGGCAAATCCTGAAGGTAAGTTAAATATTGAAAGAGTATTACTTCTCACTAACAAAGGCTCGTAGTTTAACCTTATCCCAATTTTTAAGGTCTTCACCATTATCACCAAGTTTTAAGGTAGACATAACTCTATGCCACCCTTCAACCAGTTCGTATTTACCATTTTTATGTTTAATAACGATTATTGGTTCGTTTTTACCGGTAGTGGTTGCCAATTTTCTTTGAATATCCATTCGTTCTTTATCGTTAGCCACCAGATAGGAATCAATCTCCCCAAAATTTCTTTCAAGGAATGCATTTACGGTATTATCGGTAAAATCCTCAGGATTAACCTTAATTATTTTTAATTCCCAATTACTACCAAGATATTCATACACCATTTTACTTAAAAAAGGTATTGGGTCTCCGTAATATTGGGACATAATAGTCTTAAAATTTTCAACTTCACCACACAAAACATTGTTAGTAAATTCTTTCAAAATATATTCAGGGGTATTAGGAAATTCCTTTTTAAGTCTATTATAAAATGATTTACAAACCGAAGATGTCGGTTTATATACTGGGATAGATTGGATATCCTCAAGTAATTTATATTGTCTTTCAGTAATGATTAGTTTCATACATGATAAATACATGAAAATTAAATTTATTGTAAGGTATATTCAAACAGAACGTAATCGACACACTTTTCAAAATCTTAGTTTTTGATTGATTTAAATCATTAATTAGTTCATTTAAACTTTTTTTGTTTCTAAAACACCTAAAAATTTTTATTTTTTTTATATATTTGCAATATGAGTAAAAAATCAACACAAACTGAGGTTAATAAATGGGTGAGAATTTTTGAAACAAATGAAACCATTAGTATTTGGAAATACGATATAAAAATAAGTAAAATAAACCCTTATGAGGTTGAGATTAAATACAAGCCAATCAGAACCTCTAAATTAAAATAATTCTATATTAATTTGTAGGGTATGTTCAACAAACCCATCAAGGACTTACCGACCCTGTGGGTGTGTTCCACCTCCATTTGTAGGGTATGTTCAACCCACCTTCCGATAATCGCTTTAATATCATCGTCTTCAATACCCATCATCCTCGAAAAAAATGATATCAAATCATAATGAATAGAACACCAACCATCACTTATATCGAATCTAATGTCGGCATCTTTGTCACCAACATTTTTAACAAAGTATAATCTATTATTAATTTCTAATTGATTATAGTTTTGTTTATCCAAATATTTAAAGATTACCTTTTCAATAATCTTATTCTTCTGACTTTCTGTTATGATTAGTTTCATTTTTTCTTTTTTAAAATATTACCAAATATATGTTTTCCAATTGTTGCCGTCTTAACAAAAATACTATCATTAGTTTCTTTACTCCAATTCGGTGAGACATAGTTAGCATAATAAAATTTTGCACCACCTGTAATATCTTTTAAATTACCAATTGATTTGACAATATCGATGGCATTCTTCATTTGTCCATGCTTTTTATATTTGTCATAAACGTTTTGTAATTTTTCAGAACCTTTATTATATTTATTCCACATTGAAAATTGTGAAGGATATAATGCTTGCTCAACCGCAGAACCACCAAAATTATAATGGTTATTTTTGGCTCTATTTTGTAATACATTTGCAACTGCGGTCATACCTTTAATCGGATTGGACTCACCACCAGCCTCCCCTAACAAAGTGCAAACCAACTTTTTTTCATTTGTGGGTAAAGAATTAAACAATTTTTCAGATTCTTTTTCCGAAATATTATTAGGTTTTGAATTAATTTTATTGACCGATGTTTTATATGTTTTTAATTTTTCTAATGTTTTTTTACCTATCATTGTTCCCTGAATAACTTCGGGTTCAAAAAGTTTTTTAATCGCGTTTTGAGTTTTATCACCGTAATATCCATTATAATTTTTAACATCTAATAATCCTTTATTTTGCAACATTAATTGGATTTTAACGATTGCGGATTCTTTGTTGGTATTACAATACCCTTTTTTAATTACCGAACCACTCTCAACTTGAGACAAAGCGATTAATTCATTTTCTGCGGTACCTTTTGGACATGGGTTTTCAATCTCTTTAATAAGGATTTTTAATTGATTTTCAGTGATAATTAGTTTCATATTGTATAAATATTCTTTAATATATATTTATTAAATAAAAAGTTATGATATTAAAAATTGGTACAAAAGGTAGAAACGTAGAATTGCTACAAGAATTCTTAAACATTTACGTTGATGGTGATTTCGGTCCCAATACTGAAAAGGCGGTTAAAAAATGGCAAAAACAAAATGGACTATTGGATGATGGTGTTGTTGGACATATAACATGGAACGCTATGGGTATTTCAACAACCGACATCGTGGAAAATAGTGAAATTCTTATTAAAGAAAAATTATTACCTAGAGGCCAATATTTTTCAGGACCAACCAAAAAAGAATGGTTATTTTTACACCATACCGCCGGATGGCATAATCCATATAACACTATTAGTGCTTGGGGTAATGACACTCGAGGTCAAATTGCAACGGAATTTGTAATTGGTGGTCAATCAATAAAAGGTGATGATGAGAAATTTGATGGTGAAGTTGTTAAATGTATTCCTGACGGTGGATATGGGTGGCATTTAGGTACTGGTAATAATGTTATACACAGAAATTCCGTGGGTATTGAAGTATGTAATTTTGGTCAATTAACCAAAGGTGGTTATACTAAAAAGGGTGTTTGGGTGAAATTAAATCCTGATAAATTTTACACCTATGTTGGTACTGAAGTTCACCCAAGTCAAATCGTTGAGTTATCCCAACCTTTTAGAGGTTTTAAACATTGGCATAAATATTCTGATAATCAAATTGATAATTTAAAAGAATTAGTATTATTCATTGCAAACAGAGATTCAATTAATGTAACAAAAGGATTAATCGAACTAATAAAAAAAGAAGGTGAATTTGTGGCTTTTGATAGAACGGATGTTGCTTTATGTGAAAGAACCAAAGGTATGTGGAACCATACAAATGTTATGAGAGGAAAAGTGGATATGTTCCCACAACCCGAATTAGTACAAATGTTGTTAAGTTTATAAAACAAAAAAGGGGTTTAAACCCCTTTTTTTATTCTTCATCCCAACTCCTAACATCATTTAATGTCCACAACACCACGGTTAACCCTTTACCATCAGTGCTTTGATGATTGTAATTCATATCAAGTTTTTCACCTTTGAGATAGACCTCATCAATAAAATCCCAATCACCATCGGGGGTTTCAATAAATCCCTCTTTAACGGTAAAATCAGATGGTTTAGGTTCCTCTTCAGACTCAAAGGCAAAATCACAAATCCACCCTTTGTTTTCTTCAATCCAAAGTAAGATATTTTCTTCTTTATCTTTTATCGGGTGTCCATTTAGAATCTTAGATTCAAAATCTTCTTCATAGTTAGAATGGTCGCCTAAATCGTTATAACCAAATTCTAAAATTGGTTTTTCCATATTATCCGACTCAAACAAAAGAAAATGAAGTATATCATTCACTGCTGGTTTGTCTATAACCCACATATTCGTGTCAAAAGGTTGGTAATTTTCAAGGGTTTCCTCAAGTTCATAATTAACATCACTTAAATTATCAACCCCATTTTCTTCTTTATAGTTTTCAATAATGTCAACTTCTTCATTTGTTAATTTGTGTCCTGATGCGTTTGTTTCCCAACCAGTAATAACTAATACGTAATTTTTCATAGTGTTTTTTTATTAAATGAATTGTAAATCATTTGTTTCGGGGTCCCATTCGATGTTAAATGGTTTGTGAGCGTAATTATATCTTTCATTAAGAACCGCCGCGTTGATATAATGAGTATCACCATCAAACATATAACCATTACCTGTGTGAATGTGACCACAAAGATGAATCTTTGGTTTTACCACCTTAATTCTTTCGGTAAGTAATTCACAACCCAAATGTTCACCTCTTCGACCCTCAACATCATCAACATAACCCCAAGCAGGTCCGTGAGTGATTAAAATATCGGTGTTCATTGGAATCATTTCCCATTTGTTTTTTAATTTTTCACCATTTCGTGGTAAGTTGAACGCCCAATTGTAGAACTCAGGTTGCCAAGGACTACCCCAAATCTTAATTGCGGTTTGGTAGTCATCCCCAAGAACATACATGTTATCCTCAAGATAATCGATAAAAGGATAATCTTCCAATAAAGTTTTAATTTCGTTAGTGTTGTCTTGAAACCCCCAATCATGATTTCCGGCAATAAAAACTTTATGGTCGTAATTACTTAAACTTTCATACCATTTGAAGAAATTAATTAATTCGTGCTTATAACCCATACTGGTCATATCACCAGCGTGTAATATAAGTTCACCACCTGGCAAATCATCTGTGATTTGTTTATGTTTATTATGAGTGTCGCTCAACAATGTTATTTTCATACTACAAATATACAACTTTTTTTTAATCCCACCAAGCTCTAATGTCAGAACCATCGTATAATTTATCGAAATCTTCATTTGACGCTCTAATTGCGTCATAATCAGGGCCTTTAATTATTTTACAAAGTTCTTCCCAATACTCTTTTTGAATTTGGTGAGCTCTTTTTAAAATCTTTGAATTAATTTCCTTTTCTTCGGGGGTATCTTTGTCTTTTAATTGATATACGTCAGTCTTACCTTCAACAGGCTCAAATTCCCAATCGTGCAAAATCATATTAATACCTAATTCTTTTTCGGCTTCCTCAATAAAAGTATCATTAACACACACATCAATTAAATAAGATAGACGTTTCATTTTGGCAACCTTTTTCATACGACTTTCCTCCACTTCATTACCATTTTTCTCAATCCTCCAAGACATATCATCAACTGCGGTTTTCACCCAAGGCAGAATAGACCCATCACCATTATACCAAGTATGGTTCCATAAATTTTTACGAAAAATCCATAAATTACAAAAGAATCTTGGAATATCATATCTGAATAAATCCCAAAGTTTCCAATACCACTTATTTCTATTGACCATTCTTTTAAAACTATCAAAAAATGAATCTGTAAAGTTAGTTTTCATCTTAATTTTTTTACAAAGGTAATGAAAAATTATCAAATAAAAAAGGGGAGTAGCGAATTCCCCTTAATTTTGTTACCGAAACGATAACGGTCCTAAAAGTCCTCATTAGAGGATTATTTTTCTTTAATTAATGTAAGACATCTTTTAAGATATTCTTTTGCTCTCGGACTTGGGTCATTGTGTCTTAAAACCTTTTCTATGTCTTTGACTAATTCTTCACCGTGCTCACTTTCTTTATATAGTTCAATTACTTTATCCATTGCTTTAGTACACCCACCGTTAGTCTCGTCAAAGTAATTTTTATTTCTAAACTTATTTAAATGGTTCATCAAACCATATGATAAGTGTTCACCGCCATCGCTAATGTCAGGATGAAGTCTTAGTGTTCTTAACATGTCTAAAGTATCGACCATTCCGTTAATTCCGCCATCACGTTTGTTTAAATTTTTGGCGTATTTTGAAAAACTATCAGAAGGGCCTATGATTTCATCTAACGGTGTAACATTACCTGAAACGCATCTCTGTTTTCCTTCAGAATTTTCTTTTTTAGAATCTTGTTGAATATTTGTCTGTTCTAAAATATGTCGTCTAATTGCTTTACGAAGTTTTCTTTCGTCAATGATATTTCTACTCATAAAAATGTGTTTATTCAATAAATATCAACAAATTGATAAATATTCAAGAATAATTTCACACTATAATTTAATTTCGAACCTGTCTTTCATTATTTTAATTTTTTCTTCGGGTACTCCGTGTTGGTTAACACCACCATGCCTGTTTTCAACGATAAGTGTAAACACGGTATAACCATATTTTTTTGCCAATTCAAAATAGGGTTCCATTTCCCATTCTTGAGTGAATGTGTTGGATACCGCAATTTCACGATAATATTGGTCGTTAATCAAACTATCTTTCATATAGGTCTCAACCAAGTTTTGACACCATTTATGAGCATCTCTTATTTTAGATATGTCAAACTCATATTTACCATTTTCTTCGTTAATGAAGTACTTATCCGCTTCACAAACTAAAAAATCATCATGAACCAATTTTTTGGCAAATGTTGATTTACCTGAGCCTGATACGCCTCTTACGATGTATAAAGTCTTTTGAGTGTTCATTATTTTAATCTTTGTTTAGTCTCTTTTATTTCCGTTTTTGCACAAGCCTTTCCAAATGAAAAACCACCCTGACTTACATGGTCAGACGGGAATTCATTTTCAGCGTAATAATTACCATCAGTATTTGACAATTCAAGCCAAACGGCAGTATTAGGGTTTAATTTATCCCCACAACGTTCACAATAGATAATTTGCTCTTTCATTTTACAAAGATACGAATATTTATATTAAAAACAAATATGACACCATTAATTTTAATAACAGAAGCCGAAGTTTCTAAAAATCTTGAATTTCATTTAGATGAAGGAATATCATTAACTGAAAATATTTACAGACCTTATTCTGATAATTTTTTTGGACTAATCAATGAAGTTAGAGAGCTATATAACCAAAATAAAATACAAATTGGTTTGAGTGATAAATGGTTAGTAGAATCCGATTTTGGAAAACAAGTTAAATTGTCAAATGGTGAAGTGGTTCGTTTAGAAGTTCCATATATTGTAGAACAAATCAATGAGGCGGAGTATAAAGGAAGGAAAGTTCAATTAGGTAGACCTATGAGAAACACCGGTGGTGGTAAAAAATATGTTGTATATGTTAAAAATCCATCAACAGGTAAAGTAAAAAAGATTTCATTTGGTGACGTTAAAGGTGGTTTATCCGCTAAAGTATCAAATCCTGAGGCAAGACGTAAATTTGCTTCAAGACATAATTGTAAAGCAAAAAAAGATAGAATGACAGCGGGGTACTGGTCGTGTAGAATTAACCGATATGCGCACCTATGGGGCGGTAAAACTTACGGAGGGTATTGGTGATGGGTAATGAAGTATTGAAAAAAGTTATAATCGCATATTTGAAAAAATTTGCGGAACCAAAAATAAAGAAAAAATTTGGTTATGAAGTTTCTTTATCAATATCTAATATTCGTAAAAATGTTTTAGGTGGATATACTTTTTATATTGAAAGTAATCCAGCATTGAGTGATACCATCAAATTTGATGTTACCAAAATTATTATTGACTATGTTAAAATGGGGGTTGTATTTATCGGTGAAGATGATAATACGGTTATGGTTTATTTAAATAAATCAGAAAAAAATACACATCCATATGATGAAACAATAAGTGAAGGTAAAAGTTTAAGGGTGTTCACCGAATCAGTTGATGATGGAGAACTAAAGTGGCACAGAGACCGAGAATCAAGAATGGTTGAAGTTATTGAATCGGATAATTGGAAATTTCAACTCGACAACGAATT